TTCTTATCTTGGGAGAGCCGCGGTAGGTTTTGCAGGTGAAACTAATCATGCTTCTTTTGCACACATTGACAATAACACCACAGGAAATTATGCACTTAAACAAACTGAGGGTGGTACTACACACGTTAATGCGAAGGCGGGTCAGCATATTCGTTTAAATATAAATAACAGTGAAAAAGCCAGACTTACAGGTGCTGGTGATCTCAAGATTGGATCTAATGTTTTATACGTAGACGTTTCAGAAACAAGTATTGGTGTTAATACTGCATCACCGGAAGCTAAGCTTCATGTGGTGGGTAATGCATACGTAAGTTCTACAACCGATGCCACTACAACAACAACAGGTGCACTCATTGTCGCTGGCGGTTTGGGTATTGCGAAAAAGATTGTTGGACAACACGCCAATTTCGAGGATGTTGAAGCTGATAGTGTTACAGTGACAGACACAACCGAATCTAAGCTAAGAACAAATGGTGCTCTGATTGTTGCTGGTGGTATAGGTGTGGCTTCAAATGTGAACACTACCAATCTACACGCGTTGGGTACAACCTCGACGCTTTCTAAAACTACAGGTACCGTCATTGTTGCCGGTGGTGTAGGTGTATCAGGGAACATTCATGCTTTACATGCTAACTTCGAAGATGTTGAGGCTGACAGTGTTACCATAACTGATACTACCACATCGTCTTCTAAAACCACTGGTTCCTTAATTGTAGCAGGTGGTGCAGGGGTGTCAGGTCCCCTATTCGGTGCCGCCGCCACCCTAGATGGTGTGGTGACCCTAACAGATGCAACGGAGGCGACATCATCAACTACAGGGGCTCTCAAGGCAGCTGGTGGTGTCGGTATTGCGAAGGATGTGTACGTCGGGGAACGTGCCTATGTCACAGGGGGTCTCATTACAAACACCGGGGGTCTGGCACGAAAGACATACAGTCTATCGAATAGTATGCCTGCGAGTGTATCTCCCACAACAAATATCCACTTTACTTCCAATATATTCCACGCAAAAATTACAGCTACCCTTGTTGATAGAAATGAGCATGTGAGTACAATATTACTCGATGTAAATGGTGGTTCCCAAGCGGGGAGTATCAACTCAGGTAGTAATGTAATTTCAGTGGGTAGTCAAAATATTTTTGGTACAACTGACAATGCTACACCATGGGCGTCAAATGTAACCACTACAGCTAATACTGTTGCGCTATACACTTCAGGAGCTATGACGGTTTCTGGTAATGTCCATGTTTTTGTTGAATATATGTCCCCAACTTCAGGAGGTGGAGTACATGCAATTGCCCATAATGGTGACGCACTAGCTACATTCGGCTACTAATCATTTTCTAACATTTTTCAAACATCATTTTTTTAGGAGCGTCCTAGACTGCTAAAAAAATTGTAGAGTTATAACAGATGACCAATAATACAACATTTCCAGGAACTCTTACATGTCCCACGTCCAGTGTGAGCAACGCTATGACAATGGGTACGACAAAGACATACGTCGTTACAATGACGAATGCCAGTGGTGCTAATAAATACTATATCGACGGGTATCTCCAAGCATCATTGGTACTACACCAAGGCCAAACTTATATATTCGATCTATCGAGTTCAACTCTTTCAGGACACCCATTTGAATTCTCTACCACAAATAATGGTTCACATGGTGGTGGTTCTGCATACTCAACAGGTATAACAACTACTGGTACGTACGCGGATGACCAGACACGAACATTTGTTGTCTCTACAAGCACTCCTACAACACTTTACTATTACTGTACGGCACACTCCGGTATGGGTGGTAGTGTGACCATCTCACCAAAGGCTGAACTCATCGTATCGGGGGGAGCTGAATTCATAGGAACAGGTACTATAAAACTTCCGAGTGGGACTACATCGGAGAGACCTACCACTGGGATGACTGGGATGATCCGTTATAACACTACAACTGGGTTTATAGAAACGTACACTGCGGAGGGGTGGGGGAGTATCGCCCCACCACCTGTGATCACAGGTATTTCTCCTACGAGTGTTTTGGGTGCAGATACGGCGACGCAGGTATTCACCGTCACAGGAACAGGTTTTGACACGGGTTTATCTATAAAACTCGTAGGTGCTGATGGCACCGAATATAGTGTTTTCAATACGACACGTGTGAGTGGGCAGAGTGCCACATTCAAAATGGGTGCGAGTGGGGCGAGTGGTGGCTATGATGCAGCGCAAAGACCTTTTAACGTTAAAGTCATAGGTGGTGACACTGCCTCAGCGGTGACTTCGACTAGTACAGATTCGATTGCTCTGACCGCACCCACAATCACAGGTGTCTCACCAACTAGTTTTGCATCCAGTGCCGTTGGTTCACAGACCATTACCGTTACTGGTACAAATTTCGCTTCTTCAATGGCAAGTGGAAATAATATACAAGTACTTGGTGCGGATGGAAGCACACTTTACAATGTGGACTCTGCAGCGGTTGCGAGCGCGACAAGTATTACTTTCAAACTTGCGGCATCTGGTGCGTCACTCACTACTGGACAACTTGACAATAGACCCTATAAAGTTAGAGTCACAGATGCTATTGGTATCACAGCGACCAGTACTCAAACAATTGGTTTTAATGGTATCGCATGGAGTTCACCAGCGTCTGGGGCCACTCTAACTTACAATAATGGAGTCTCCTCCTCCCAGAATCTTGTCGCTACAGATGATCTAGGTGGGACTGATGTAACATTCAGTATCACAAGTGGAAGTGTGGCTGGTCTCAGTTTAGGTTCTGCAACAGCTTCTCCAGCGACTTTTAGTGGGAGCGCGACGACAGACGGAACCACAAACGTAACATTTAGGGTTACGGATAATGAGTCCGGAACGACCGCAGATAGAACATTCAGTGTCGTGGTGGGTTCAGAACTCTACAGTTTTACCTCACATACGTTCACGAACGCGGGTGCGGTGGGGAGAGATGGTCCCACACTCACAGAGGCTCGAAACGCATACAGCGTTGCTTGGGATACGAATACGAATTTCTTTAACATTACAACAGCGGAAAGAGGTATTCAGAGATGGACTGTACCGAAGACAGGAAATTATGAAATAGATGCGTACGGTGCAATGGGTTGCTACAACGACAGCTCCACCATCGGCGGCATCTCCCTCCGCTCCTACAACCTGGGTGCTCGTGTAAAAGGGACTTTTGCTTTGACACAAGGTAATGTTTTAAAAATAGCGGTTGGACAGAACGGCAACATGGCCGGTGTGAACGATCGGGGTGATGGCGGAGGTGGAGGTGGAACATTCGTTTGGCTCAACGACCCACCGAACAATCCAATGCTAATAGCGGGTGGGGGTGGGGCAATTAGGAACCAGGGAGACGGGGCTCATATCGACAACACAAGCTGGCAAAACGCCCACGGCCAAGGCGGCAGCAATGCCGGTGTGCCACGGGCTCCATCTGGTGACGGAAAACAAAAAGGTTATTCTGGACACGAGACAAAAGGAGTCGGTCATGGAGCTTGGATCGGTCCAAATCGGTACGCGTGTGCGGGTGGGGGTGCTGGATGGTTAGATGAAGGGTCCGACGCGGCCCACGCGAGCTGCACTGGGCTGATTTTTGGCTCCTCGCACATAACGAGTGGGAATGGTGCATATTTTAAACAACCCAGCTCACAGACATGCGGCGGGGCGGGGGCTTTTGGGAGAGATTATCGCCTAGCCCTTGGGATGAAACAGATGACGCAGACGTCGCCGTACACGCTCTCGGCGAATTCCACCGTTGTGCCTAGTACAGAAAAGTTATGGGGTGGATACAGGTCCGGGTCGACCCTCAACGTGTCAACCAGTCAAGGAGATGGGGGTTTCGGTGGAGGAGGAGGAGGAGGAAACGGCGGACAAGGAGGAGGTGGTGGGTACACAGGAGGGGGAGGAACATACAGTAGCCAATCTTGGGGAGGAGGTGGCGGGTCGTATAATGGCGGGTCGTCCCAGACTAATAGTTCACATTCAAACAACCAAGAGATGGGTAAATGCATCATTACTAGACTTTAAGAAATCTCAGTTATGATAATGAATAGAGACAACATATGTAACCAGTGTAAAACTGAAGCTGACGGGATTTCACGGGATGAGCTAATGGAAGCCCGTCTACGTGAGATACTTTGGAATGAAAAAATCAACGAAATCATGAATGAAGCTGATAAATACACCATTTCAGTATGGTCTGAATTATCTATACAACAACGAAGTGATTGGGCGAATTATATATCTAAATTGAGAATAATACGACATATAGATATAGATGGAGAACTACCAGACCCCCCAAAACGATTAGACACATTAAAAATGTAAATATATACTATATGTCAAACTTATCCGGTTCGGGAACGATTGACGTGTTAGATCCCACTCCCGAAGAAATTGCTGATCGACAAGTCATAGAAGATCGTAAAAAAGATGCCATGACCAAACTCCGTTCTGAGCGAGATCCATTACTTCACCAAACGGATAAATACGTAATAGGAGATTACCCTATAGATGATGAAACCTTTAAAAAATGGAAAAATTATCGCCAATACCTCCGTGACCTCCCGGCTATGTCTTCACCCGATCTAGATGAAGATGGGAATCTCACCGGTGTTGAGTGGGACATAGAGAAAGCCACAGAGAAAGCGGCACAAGCCAAGGCGAAGGCTGAAGCTCTAGCTGAAGCTCTAGCTGAAGACGAGCTTGTAGTATCCGGATTATCCGGCGAAGCTCTAGCTGAAGCTATAGCTGAAGCCGAGGCTTTGTAAAATCATCCGATTCCAGACCCTTGTTCTCGGGTCGTCTCCAAAACGAACTTTAGAAACTGAATAGAGTTTCTAAATTTTGTCTCCTAATCAACGTTCCCAGAGCTCGGTGTCCAAATGCTTCCAACACTTAAAAATAAACTCTCACTATAATATAAAATGTCTGGTGGTATTGCCCAACTCGTAGCCGTCGGAGCCCAGGATGTACACCTTGTCGGTCAGCCCGAGGTGAGCTTCTTCCGCTCCACCTACAAACGTCATACAAATTTTTCCCAAACTGTCGAGCGTCAGGTCATTCAAGGCAACGTCTCCAACAACGGTATGTCGACCGTTCGCTTCGAGCGCAAGGGTGACATGCTCGGGTATGTCTACCTCGTTCCCAATAATGGTACCGCTACCCAAGCTTACAGTCAAGCCCAGTGGTTGACAAAAATTTCAAAGGTTGAACTCCTTGTGGGGGGTCAGGTGATTGATGAGCAGGATTCTACTTACTCCACCCTCATTGCTCCCCGACTTTCTGCGACTACCGCTTCCAAGTCTATTGCCGCTGACCTCGCCAATGGTGGTACCTCGTACAGGTGGTACCCCCTCAGGTTTGCTTTCTGTGAGAACTGGCAGACTGCTCTCCCACTCATTTCTCTTCAGTACCACGATGTCGAGCTCCGAATCACTTGGGGCGCCGCGGCGGCCACTGACAAGTGGGATGTCTACGCCAATTACGCGTATCTCGATACCCAGGAGCGTGAGGTGTTCGCTTCCCAGCCCCAAAACATGCTCATCACCCAAACCCAGAAGGCGGTCTCCTCCGGATCCAAGATCCAGGAGCTGAATTTCAACCACCCAGTTAAGTATTTGGCTTCTGGTAAGGCTTCTGCTATGGCGATCCTTAACGACAATAATAAGCTCAAGCTCCAAATTAACGGTACAGATGTTGCTGATTACAAATTTGCCGATCCCAACTTCTCCACCGTAACTTCGTATTACCACACCACTAACTCCTCTTTAGGAACAGCCAAGACTCTGTTTTTCTACCCATTCTGCCTCGATTCTGGTAAGCTTCAGCCTACCGGCAGCCTAAACTTCAGTCGACTTGACTCGGCTCGCCTCATCAACGATAACCAAGATGTTGGTGATGATATTTATGCTGTAAATTACAATGTCCTCCGTATTGAAAATGGTATGGGTGGTCTATTATATTCTAACTAATTAATAAAGATGTTGTGGAAGGTTGTCTTCCTACTTGCCATCGTTTTTGTATTGACGTACGATCCTAACTCCAGGACACTCGAAAAGTTTGTTGGTCAACCCACACAACCAACAAGCAAATCGTGTGAAAATGCGCATTACGAAGCCGTTCAATTTGCCCAGAGCCCGTATGAATGCCCCACCGCTGGTAAGACTAAGATGGGTGCCGTGATGTAGAAAGCTTAAAAAGAAAATGACATTTTCTTTTATAAATGGTCCCAGTCAATAAAGACACCCTACTCATCGTTGCAGCGATTGTTTTTGCAATTGGTATGATTTACATGTTTAAAGAGTTAAACAAGGCTAAACAGGATATTGACAATTTTAAAGGTTTCTCAGCCCAGGTCGTTCGACACTTAGCTCCACCCCCAGAGCCAGTTTCTGCTCCAGTTCCTGTACCTGAAAAGAAGCTTGAAGATATTGATGAGGTGGATGAAAAATCCGAAGAATAATCATATCCACTTATTATAACTTGCGAATGCGCAATGAAGAAGTACAAAGCGATTGCAGTACCGGTTACTTTTACCGATGGGAAACCGAGATTTCTCACAGTAAGAGACTGGAGATTTAAAGATTGGATTTTCGTAACGGGTGGGTGTAGAAGACGGGAAATTTACAACCCCTTGAGGTGTGCCCTACGAGAATTAGAAGAAGAGACACGTGGTGTCGTGTCACTAAAAAATGGTGAATATACAGAATTCAAATTTATACACAAAGAAAGCCCAACGGTAGACCTAGAATATAACGTATTCATATTCTTTGTCAATTACAATCGATCAGAACAACAAACACAAATTCGTAAGTTTTACGAAGAAAAACACAAAACACAAATCAAAAAGATGAACAATCAACCTATTCGTAAGACCCATGATGAGAATGATTTCATGAGCTATGATACACTAGAAGAATTCAACGGACGTAAGCGATGGAAGCTAATCATAGATAATGTCATTAAGAATCCTCAATTTTACGCGTGTATAAGTTCTCACAATAGAAAAACCTTCTCTATTAAATAATGAAGTCCAAGGCTTTTATTTTAAGACAGATTGGTGAACTACTTGAGAAGAATCGAGGATTGTGTGAAGAGGAGATTCAGCAGTGGTACAAAGATAATGAAAGTAAAACGGTTTATGAATTACTTACTTTTAAAAAGCAAATTTCTCAAAGTAAAGAATATCAGGACGTCTCATGTATGAAATGGTTTAGAGATGAAGAACAATAATAAGGTATGTTTAAGAATTGGTACACTTCCCAAAAATTCAATAATGCTACCAATCTATCACATGTGCTCATGGACGGAGGTAAACTCTCAGTGCCATTTGATAGATTGAATGAATTTTACGATAAGTATATAGAGTCTGTAAAATCTGGTGAGAGAATTTACGTCGTCGAGCAAAAGAGTGAGACCTATAACTTTTTCGTTGACATCGACTATAAAGATGTCGATCCCCTAGGTATTGACGATATCCATGATATATCTAAAAATATTTGTGAAACTGTTAAATTTCATGGTGGTAAAGAATGTCTCGTTTCTGTATCACCACCAAAGGTGTCTGGAGATCTAATGAAAACTGGTGTACACCTCAATTGGCCTAATTTCGTGGTTGATCAGAGTTCAGCTGTAGCACTCCGTGAACATATTCTAGTGTCTCTTTCTAAATTTAAAGGTGATACGGATTGGAATGATATTATTGATTCATCTGTGTATGGTGACACACGTAGGAAGACTAAAGGAAGTGGATTTAGGATGCCATGGTCATACAAACGAGCAAAACATGAAGCATGTGGGGGTCGGGGATGTAAGGATTGTGAACATGGTAGGGTTGATCAGCTGGCTTATCTCCCAGTTTTTATTTATAAGGTTGGTTCTCTCGTGAGAATAAGTCAAGAACCGTCAGTTGAAATTCTTAAAATGTCAGCTGTTAGAACTGACGCACCTACCACAGTTTCAGTGGAATCACCTTCAGTATCTATACGAGTCAAGGAGGATTCTTTTCCAGAAGATCAAACTAATAATGAAATTTATGATGAGGAATTGAAAAACCGAATCGAAACGTTTATTCGAAAAAATATGGAGGGTCAGGGAAATGCATACATCACTAAACTATTCAAAAACAAAGA